CCCGCCAAGGATGGCGCCGACGGGCCCGCCGATGGCAAAACCAAGCGCCGTGCCGAGCCCGTTGGCATAGGCCGGATTGTTCCCGATGGCCGCGAAACCGCCCGAGATCATCGAGCCGACCCCAAAGCCAAGCGCGGCGCTGCCGATAATCGTGCCAAGCGAGGATGCCATCCCGAACACGCCAGAGGCGCTGGCATTGGCCGTGGCCGTGAAGGCGTTGACCCCCGCCGAAAGCCCGCCCTGCATCGCCGCGGAAACGCCAGCCTGCAGCGGCCCGGTGATCCCGCCCATGAAGCCCGAGAAGGCCCCGCCCAGCTGGCCAAGCATCCCCGCGCCAGACATCAGGCTGCCGCCTGCCCCGGCGCCGCCGGTGGCCGCTGCCGCGGCGCCCGACACGCTGCCGGTCGCGACCACGCCAAGGCGCAGCGTGATCTGGTTCTTCAGGAACATCGCGATGAGCTGCTTGAGCGTATCCTTGGCGATGTCCATCAGTCCCGAGAAACCGTCCTTGAACCCGTCCAGCATGTAGTCAACGGCGCTCTCGACGCCCGAGGCCCACTTCTGCAGCACAGGATCGCTCTCCCGCATCTCCTGATTGACTGCGGCAATGGCCTTCTGGACCTCGCCCTTGGTCAGCGCCCCCGCCTTGAGCAACTTGTCAAGCTCGGCATGCTGGCGACGGTATTTGTTCATCGGATCGATGATGTCGCGCCATTTATCAGCCTCATTCGCAAGCGCCTTGGCGCTCTTTTCCGAGGCAGATGCCCCCCTCTTGGCCGCAGACGCAGCGTCCTTGTTCGCCTCGGTGGTCTGTTCGATCTGCGCCAGCAAGGCTTCCTGCTGGTCGATGACCGCCATGTCGGTGCCGTAGCGGGCCGTTGCGACCACCTGCAGCTCCCCCGCTGCAATCGCGGCATCCCGGGTCGCCGCGGCGCGCAGGCGCATTCCCGCGATGGTGCCCGCATTGGCGGCGTTCTGCTGATTCTGCAGCGCAGTGAGCTTTGCCTGCAGAATCACCACGCCGTTGTCGAGATCCATGCTGTAGCCAGCCGCCGCCGCAATCGCCGCGGCAAGGCCTTTTGCAGCCGCCTCGGCATCTCGCAGGGCATCGGCCGCGTTCGACGCATTCACCTGCGCATCATAAGCCGACAGGGCACCATCGAGGATGGCCTGTGCCGTTTGACCAGCGAGAGAGTGTTGATCGACAAACGCCTGCGCCGTCGCAATCGCATGGTCGCGCTTCACTGCCTCGACCTGTGCGCTGTCCGCGCCAAATTGGGCGATTGCGTTCTGAAGCTCTTCCTGCTGCCGGTAAGCAGTCAGCTGGCCGCTCACCGCGGCGGCCTGCCTCTCAGCCGCATCGATGGATGTGCTCCACAGCGCCAGCCTGTTCTCAAGTATCGTATTCTCGCGGGCGGCAGCGGCGGCGGAACCATCAATCGCGCCGCCCATCCGCAATGCAGCAACAGCAGCATCGCCCGCCATCAGCGCCAGCCTGACCATTTCCGTGGAGGTGCGACCCGTGGCGTCCGTGGTCGCAATGGCAGCATCCTGCAGGGCCGTGTAGGCCGCCGCCGCCTCTTGCGGGCCACGAGCCCGGGATACCTGCGTGATGGCTTCGTTCAGGCGGATCGCCTCTCCCGCGGTCAGTCCGAAATCCTCGGCAAGACGGTTCGCCATAAGCGTCAGTTCGCCGCCCAGCATGGGGTCGAAAGCCCCACCACTTTGCGCAATCTGTTTGCGGATCTCCACGATCCGGCCTGCTGCGGTGACAAGCCCCTCGAAATCGCTCTTGAGCTTTGCGGCCGCCTCTCGGCCTTGAAGGTCGAAGTCCAGTTCGGCCACGGACCGCAGTGCCTCGTACAACACCTTCGCCTGACCAGCCTGGGCGCCAAACTCCCCTCGAAGATCGGCGGACGATCTGTTCGCCCTCCCGGCGGCCTCGGTGTAGCCATCAGCCGCCTGCGTCAACGCATCGACACGCTCTTCCAGCTTCGCGGCCTCACTCCCGGCCCGGAAATACGACATGGCCACCGCGCCGCCAACCGCGGCGATGACACCAAGGCCAGATCCGATGATCGCCAGCTTGCCAGCAAATCCCATTACGCCAAGCAGCTGCGGCAGCTGTTGCGCAAAGGCGAGAAGTGCCGACTGTCCGCCCGCCACCTGAACCGCAAAATCCTGCACCTGAAAACCGGCATTCACGAAAGCCGGACCCATCCGTCCGAGGCCGGTGTTGACCGCCCGGATCGGTGCAAGATAGCTGTTGGCCGCCATCGCCAGGACGCGGTTCGCCTCGGCCTGGCTGATGGCCCCGCTTCTAACCGCCAGCGCCAGCTGCTCCTGCGCCGCTTCATACCGCTTGGTGGCCGCGAATACCGGGTCGATAGAGGCGCGCAGGGAGGTGTAGCTGCGCGTGGCGGACGCCGCCGCTGCAGCAACGTCCCGCTGTGCCCGCGCCGCGACCTGCGAGGCCGTCTCGATCCCCATATACTTGACCGCCGCCTGCTCCAGCACGATGTTCGCCGCGCGCTGGCTGGCAGCGCCGGACGTCACCATCCCGGAAACCTCGCGCTGCAGGGCCGCATAGCGCTGTTGTGCCGCAAAGGCCGGATCGATGGACGCGCGCAGCTCGTCGAACGACCGGGCAGACCCGGTGGCCGACTGCCGGACGCCATCGAACGACCGCGACATGGCATCCGCCATCCCCGCGACCACCTTTGGGGCGTTGCGCGCGCTCGTCTCGAATTGCGTCATGTCGAGCCCAAGAGTGGCCCGCATCGCGCCCATGCTGGAAGCTGACACGTTATTCCCTTCCTTCACAGGCAAGGCTCGCCACGCTGCGAAGCGAGACGGCTTTAGGTTGACTTTTGGCTGGAGGAGCATCGACTTGTCCCCGATCGAACCGGGGAGGCCGTCATGCAGTCATTTGTGAAACTCATCGCCCTTGCGGCGGGCGCCGCGCTGGCGGGCCCCGCATGGGCAGATCTGGATCAAGAGATCTACCACATCCAGCTGAAGCTGAACGCGATAGGCTACGACACCGGGAAGCCCGATGGCGTGGCTGGCCGCAAAACCCGCGAAGCCATCGGCGCCGCGGCCGGGCAGTTCGGCTTTGCACCTACACCAGAGGGTCTGATCGAGTATTTCACGACAGAAGCCCTGAAGGCGCGGGTCGCGCTCGAACCCGGACCGGAGATGGACGCGGTGAAAGCCGGGGTCGGCAACCACCTCAAGGACCCGTTCTCGGCCGAGTACAAGGACGTCTACAGATTACCATCCGGCAAGGTCTGCGGGCTTGTGAACGGTAAGAACGCCTTTGGCGCTTATGCCGGATGGACCCCGTTCATGACCCTCCCGATGAACATGAGCTGGGGTTACTCACCAGGGATAGCTGTCCTGGACGGCGAAACGGGAATGGCCTTTTACCACTGCATGCTGGACCTCTGACCAGGTCAGGCCGCCGCATCCTGCTCCGCTGGCGACACCGCCAGCGGATCCTCGCCCGCCTGCCGCGCCGCCGAGTAGCCCTGGCACATGTCGAACAGCACCTCGGCCTCCCAGGGCTCGCTGATCCTGCCGGTGGCCAGCGCAAAGGCGTGGATCTGGTCCCAGTCCGTCGCAACCTCGGCCATGCCATTGCTGCGCGTCGGGCGCAGCCGGAACATCGCGTCCAGCAAATACTGGCCCCCATCGAGATCCGGCACCCCCAGCGGCTCTTTCAGCCGCTGGCAGCGCTTCAGCCAGCTTTCGCCGCCACAGCCTTTCGGCACGGCGTGGAGATGACCCCACTGCCGCGCAGCGAGGATCAGGCGGCCGAGCCGTTTCCCAGGAAGTTCTTGCGGCGGATCGCGAAGCTCATGACCTGCTCAATGAACGAAAGCTCATCGTCCTGGCCATTGATCAGCTGCAGATTGAGGAACCAGTCGACGTCCTCAACGGCGGCGGGCTTTTCGCCTCGGCAGATGTTCTCGAAGCCACGGATAAGCACCTTGGCACTCTCGACCAGAGACTTGTGCGTCTCCTCGAGCGACGTGTCATTGCCCTTCTTGCCCTCAGCCATCTTTGCCTGCTGAACAGCGCGCATCGCGGCCTGTGCGCCGCGGCTTTCGGTGCCGACGATCAGCACCCGGCAGGGCTTGTCGAGAATGTCGATGCCATCCTTGTCCTTGGCATAGAGCAAGGCGCCGGTGGCCGGGTTGACGAGGTGCAGCGGGCGCGCGATTTCCGAAGCCTTACGGCTGTCAAACTTGGAAAAGTCCATGATGATGATCCTATGGGCTCGGGCTCAAGGTGAGCCGCGACGGGGAGCCAGACCGCCGCAGCTCGATCACGCCCAGAGCGGGCGCGAAGCTGTCAGACGCGGATGGTCGGCGAGTTCACGCGGACTTCGCCCGTGAAACCCTTGTAGTTGCTCGACGTGCGCTCCAGGTCGCGGACGTTCGCCACCTTGCCGAAGAAGTAGGACACTTCGCCGTCCGGGTCGGTGATCTTGAACGAAACTTCGGTGTTGGAATTCGACTGCGCCTTCAGGATGCCCTGCCCGGCGCTGTCGGAATCGGCGCGGATGGTGAAGGGGATCGCGCCCCCGTCCTTCGCGCCGTTGACATGCTCCACCCGGCCGTCGAGCAGATCGACAGGGATATCGTTCGACGTGTCACCGATCACGCCCCAGGAGGCGACCTTTCCGATCGCCGCAAGGGTCAATGCGGCAAATCCCGCGGCATCGATGGTCGCAGGGGTTCCGACCGCGCAGGCGATGGTGGCGCCGATATAAGAGATGGCGTTTGCCATTGGTGATGCCCTTTCGTGGCATGTGATCAGGCCCGCCGGTGGCGAGGTCCGCAGATCAGGTTGTCAGGAATCGCCCGCTGTTCGGCCCAAGGGGCCCGCCCGCCGGCCGGGGCAGTTCAGGGTTTCACGGGCTTGAGCTTGACCTTGACCGCATCGCCGAGACCGTCGACCTCCGGACTTTCGACGGTCTCGGTGACAGTCTCGCCCGGATCCTCGATCGACGGCTCGGGATCGAACTCCACCGCCACGTCACCCGACAGGATCAGGCCGGACAGGCGCGACCAGTTGTCCACCGACTTAATGGTGGCATTGGGCAAGGTCAGATGGCCGAGGCGCGGGATCACATGCCGGGACGGCAGCGGAATGTCGATCCGCGTCTTGTTCGTCAGCTTCGCCATATCGGCCTCCTCAGCGGAAGTTCAGCAGGGATGCAACGATGCCCGTCGCCCCGCTGATGTTGATCGCGCCCGACAGGAACGCGGCGATGGTGTCGAGGGGGACGGCACGCACCCCGCCCGCGGCAATCGACCCGACGCTGTAGCCGGTGCTGACATAGACATTGCCGATGCCCGGCACCGGAAAGACCGTGCCGCCAGCCCCATCGATCACCGGCGTCAGCGCGCCGGCGGTCGCGTTGCGCAGGATCAGGACCTGCCCCGTCCCCGGAAGATAGGTGAAGGTGTTTGCGGAGCCGAGCGTGGTTTCCACCAGCGCTCGCTGCCCCGGACCCGTCATCAGGGTCGGCGCGATGGTTGCCATTCTGTTGCCCTTTCGGCTGCTGTTTCAAGGTGCCCGCTGTTCGCCCGAGGGCAGCCGCAGGGCGGCGGCGATCAGGATGTCCCGGCGAGCGACCGGAACCATGTGACCCGGAAATTGCACATCAGCGTGCCAAGCCGTTGCTCGCCATCGCCGTTCAGCACGATGGTCAGATCCTCGGGAAGGCAGCGAAATCCCGCCGCCATGATCGCGCCGCAGATCGCCGGCTCGATTGCATCAGCATCGTCATCGAGCATGTCTTCCAGATCATCCGCGCCGAGGCGCTTCACGACGATCTGCAGCAGTGTCGAGCGCTCGAAATCCTCCAGGGTCTCGGGCAGAACCCGCTCCTGCGGCGTGACGACGCCGATCACCGGAAACACGATGGTGTCAGGGTCGATATTGCCGGCCCAGGCAGATATCTGGGTAAACCCGGCCAGGCGCGGCGCGGCGGCGATTGCCGCTCGGGACAACGTCCGGAAGGTGCTGCGTTGGTTCATGGCGCCACCAGCTTTTCAAGCTCGCAGATCACCGCTGCGTCGGCCGCTGGCGAGCCGGAGGGGTGCAGGTTCAGGATGCGGTAGATCTTGCCGTTGCCCGGGTTGACCCGGTCGCTGCGGGCGAGCTCCGGCACCAGACTCCGGTCAACCTGCCATGTCGGCGCGACGATCAGGACGGGGTGACCGTCCTGATCCGTGATCTCGATCGGGTCTTCCCGGAAAATCGACGGGATGTCCCGCGGCACACCTGCAGCAGGCGTGTAGGAAACTGCCCCGCCGAGAACGTCGGCGAGCAGCCCTGTCATGCCGTCGAAGATCGACATCCGGTCAGCGAACAGCGCCGTCGAGCAGCACGCGCCCTTCAGCCGACGGATTGTCCGCCACAGCCGCGGCCACACCGATCAGCAGGTTGCTGGTGGCCGTCGTGGTGGCCGCGCCGGTGGTGGCGTCACGGTAGATCTTGGCGCCGACGGTCCAGGCTTGGGCCGAGGTCTTCGCCAGAACGAACACGCCGCGGCGCACCAGCACCACATCTTCGCCGCTGAGCGCGGCGGCCTGCGCCACGCCGACCAGCGAGCCGACAAGGACAAGCTGGCCAGCGGTGACATCGGCGGGGGCGGGAACGGTGATGTTCTCGCCGGGTTGAACATAGTTCTTCATGATCGCATCCCATTTCAAAGGGGGTGTCGGGAAAGACGAAGGGCGCCCTGCGGCGCCCCTTCGTCAGCTCAGTTTCTCGCCTGATCAGGCACCGGCGTTCTTGTGGGCCCCGCGGAATTCGACCGCCGCCGCACCGAAGATGTGCCGGGCGTTCATGGTCACCTTGTCCGGGTTCATGCCTTCGATGGTCTGCACCGTCGGGGCCTCGTAGCCCTCGAGGTAGGCGTGCTGGATCGGCGGCATGTCGCTCGACACCAGATACCAGGCAGTGTCCGAGCCACCAGCGGCAGCGCCGAGGTTGCCGGCCACGATGGTCTCCAGCGTCGACTTGAACGGGTTGACCGTCGCGTCGGTGGCCGCGGTGATCGGCGCCGCGAACTGCAGGGCTGCCAGTTCGAGCGCCGGCGGCACGATCAGGCGGTTCGGCTCGATCGACAGGAAATCGTCCTTGTCTTTGGAGCCGAAGGCCCGCTGTTCCCACATCGCCTTGCGCGCCGCACCGACCGTGGTGGTGCTGATCACCGCCCCGCTTGCGGCGAGGTTCTTGTGGTCGGTGTGGAACAACGCCTTGCTGTCCGATTTCAACACAGCGTTGGAGCGGATCAGCGACCAGACCATCGCGGCTTCCATGGTGCGGGCGGCCAGCGAGAATTCGGCCGGGATCCGCGCGAAGGCGCCCATGTCATCATTCACCACCGCCTCGAAGGTGATGTTGATGGTCCGGCCGCGCCGCTCGACCTTCAGGCCTTCGGCCTCATCCGACAGGGTGGCCTCCTGATACTCGCCGTTTTCCAGCACCTTCTTCAGCTGGAAGTCGCCGCCGAAGCGGACGGCATGCAGCTCGCGGAAGTCCGAAGCCGACAGCGGCGCGCCGCAGACTGCCTGCCAGGTCGCCGCGCGCCGGGCATAGGCTTCGCGCAGGCTGCGATTCATGACTTCGGTGGTGATGTAGGCGAAGTCGGACACGCCATAGGCACCGCCCATCATGGTGGTCGCCATCATGCCGCGCTTGACGGCGTCCGCGTCATTGTAGCCGCGCTGCGAGCCGGACAGATCCATCGCAAGCCGCTTGATCTTCAGCCCGCGGAACTCGGCAGCCGGGCCATCGGTCTTTTTCATGAGGGCGCCGATCATGCCCTCGACCTTGGTCTCCGTCTCATCGCGCTGGATGGAGGTGCGCGCAGCGCCGGACCGGCCGGCAGGCTCCGCCGCAGCCATGGTCGCCATGAACTTCGAGCCTGCATCGGCGGCGGCGGTG